CAATTTAAAGGTGATAATACTTTATATGGTTGTAAAATACCTGTAGAGGGGTCCGTATTCTCAGATAGAAATACTAGGTCAACTTCATTAGTAGATTTAATGAAGGCATATCAAGTTGGTTACAATATGGTTAATAACCAAATTGCAGACATTCTAATAGATGAATTAGGAACAGTAATAATGTTTGATCAAAATGCTTTACCACGTCACTCTATGGGTGAGGACTGGGGTAAGAATAATTATGCCAAAGCATACGTAGCAATGAAGGATTTTCAAATGTTACCGTTAGATACTTCAATTACTAATACTGAGAATGCAACCAACTTCAATCACTACCAGACTCTTAACATGGAGCAGACTAATAGACTTATGTCTAGAATCCAATTAGCAAACTATTTTAAACAACAATGTTTTGATGCTATTGGTGTTAATCCACAACGTTTAGGAGGTGCTGTATCAGCACAGACAGCAACTGGTGTAGTACAGGCTATGCAACAATCATATGCCCAAACAGAAATGTACTTTGTTCAGCATTCAGACCAACTAATGCCAAGGGTACATCAAATGAGAACTGATCTTGCACAATACTATCAAAGTAATAATCCAAGTATTAGACTTTCTTATATTTCAACAGAAGCAGAAAAAGTTAATTTTACAATTAATGGTACAGATCTATTAATGAGAGACTTTAATATTTTTGCAACAACTAAAACTAATCATAGAGCTATCTTAGAGAACTTAAAACAAATGGCTCTTACTAACAATACTACAGGAGCAAGTATCTATGAATTAGGTAACATTGTTAAAGCAGATTCTATTGCAGAGGTGACAGATATACTTAAAGATTCTGAAGTAAGACAACAAATGCAACGTCAACAAGAAATGCAACAAGCTCAACAAATGCAGCAGCAACAGTTAGAAGCTAAAGCTAAAGAAGAGCAAATGAAGCTACAAGTTGAAATGGAAGAAAATGAAAAGGATAGAAGAAATGATGTATTACTAGCTGAAATTAGATCTGCAGGATATGGTTCTATGGTAGATATAAATCAGAATCAACAATCTGATTATCAAGATGCTATAAAAGAAATTAGAGAGACAACTCAATACAGAGAGCAAATGAACTTAAAACGTGAAGATATGGCTTCCAAACAAAATATGGAAAGTAGTAGATTAGACGTTGAAAGAGAGAAGATTGCTGCACAAAGAGACATTGCTAATACTAAACTTGAAATAGCACGTGAGAACAAAAATAAGTATGATACACCTAATTCTGAAGATAAAAAATAGGTGTTAGCTATATACTGCTAAAAACTTTCAATCTTTTTAAAATTTTATAAGTTTAATTAATAAAACATTTCTTATATTATATATATAGAAAGTATTAATTATTTAAAACCAACATAATTATGAGTTCAAAAGTAGAAACTATGGATAGTAAAGTTGAAACCTTAGACATTAATTTGGATGAGATTTTTAGTGGAGCACCAGGAGGTGATGCCGTAACTTTACCAGAGGAGAATAAAGATACTCCTAAACAAAATAACATCTTTACAAGAAAAGATAAATCTGATTTTTCATTTGCAGATCCAGATAAAGATGATGCAGATGATTTGACAGCTAAGGTAGAAGAGAAGAAAGAAGAAGAAGTTGTTGAAGAAAAAACAGAGGTAAAAGATACTCCTGAAAATGAAACAGAGGTAAAACAGGAAGCAAAAAAAGAAGGTGGTGATATTTTAGATACCTTAGATGATGAAACTGAAGAAGATGTAGAAAAATCTAAAAGAGGTAGAAAACCAATTAACGGTATAGCTGATGTATTTACAAAGCTAATAAAGGATGATAAGATAGTTCCTTTTGATGATGACAAACCATTAGAGGAATATACTGCTAAAGATTGGGAAGAACTTGTTCAAGCTAACTTAGAAGAAAAGGCAAATCAAGTTAGAAGAGAAACCCCAAAACAATTTTTTAACAGCTTACCACAGGAATTACAAATTGCAGCTAGATATGTTGCAGATGGTGGTAAAGATCTAAGAGGTTTGTTTTCTACACTTTCAGCTGTAGAAGAAAACAGAGCTTTAGATGTAAAAAGTGAAAAGGATCAAGAAAGAATTATAACTGAGTACTTAGGTGCTACTGGTTATGGTACAAGTGAAGAGATCCAAGAAGAAATAGAGATATGGAAAGATTTAGGAAAATTAGAACAACAAGCTTCTAAGTTTAAACCTAAATTGGATAAGATGCAGGAGAAAGTTGTTGCAAAGAAATTGCAAGAGCAAGAAATGAAAAGAAAGCAACAAGAACAAGCATCTCAAGCATATATGAAAAATGTATATGATACATTAAAAGATGGCAAGATAGGAGAAATCAAAGTTGATAAAAAGACTCAGGCTATGTTATATAACGGTTTAGTCTCTCCTTCATATCCATCTGTAAGTGGAAAGAATACTAATTTATTAGGACACTTACTAGAAAAGTATCAATTTGTTGAGCCAAACTATAGTTTGATCTCTGAAGCATTATGGTTATTACAAGATCCAGAGGGATACAAAGCAAAGATAATGCAAAAGGGAGCTCAAGCAAGTGTTGAAAAAACTGTTAGAAAATTAAAAACAGAACAAGCAAATGCTGGTGGATCAACTTCATTAGGAGTTAAAGATAAAGAACCTGCATCTGCAAGAACAACAGGAAGAAAAAAATTACAAAGAGCCAACAACATTTTTAAAAGGATGTAAAAGAAATTTAATTAAGTAAATTAAATATAGAGTGAAAACAATTATTAACAATTAAAACAATCAATTATTATGGCAACTCCAGTTTTAAATAATGGGATTTTCCTACGTGATACAAGCTATAAAGCAAGTTCACATGTTGATTCTTATCACCTTACCCAAATGCTTGGTAACCCTGAGCCTATGGATATGGGACCAATTGATTTATGGGCTATGACCCAAAAGGTAGAAATGCCTTTATATCAAATGGCTTCTTTTGGTGGAAAGAATACTATCATGGTGGATAACGCTAGAGGTGAGTACAAGTGGCAAACTCCTATTGCACAGGATCTACCTTATATTGTTGCAGACATTGAGCCTGCTAACGCTAATAAGGGTATTGACGGAACAACGTTCCAGATTAAGATCAACAAAAGGACTTTTGGACATGGTGACATTATTACTTATGATAAGTATAATGGATTAGAATTGTACATTACTGCGGATGATATTATCCCAGCTGGTGACGGTTTTGTTTACACTGTTCAATTAGTTAACAACAATAACACAGCTTTCTTGGATAACAAGTATTTAGCTAAAGGTACTAAATTCTTCAGAAAAGGTTCTGCAAGAGGTGAGTACGGTGAAAGATTCTCTGATATTGAAACAGGTTCTGGTTTCCGTGAATTCTACAACTATGTAGGAGGAGCTGAAGCACATGTGCATTATTCTATTTCAAGCCGTGCAGATCTTATGATCAAAGGTGGTTTGAATGCTGATGGTACTGTACCAGTTACTGAGATTTGGAGAAATTTTGACAATGACCCAAATAATCCATCTGTACCTAGTATAGAAGGATTAGTAGCAACTATGGGTAAAGCTGGTGCTAGAGAAGCATTTGAGAATGGAACTCTTACAAGAACGTTCATTACAAATATGGAAGCAGCACACTTATCTAAAATTGCAACAGATATAGAAACTTACCTAATGTGGGGTAAAGGTGGTAGAATTAAACAAGACGGTCCAGATGACATTAGATTATCTGTAGGTTTATGGTCACAGTTAGACAACTCATTCAAAAGAGTTTATAACAAGTCATCATTTACTCTTGACATGTTTAAGTCTGAGCTTTACAACTTCTACCAAGGTAAAGTAGAATTTAAAGGACCAGATCCACAAAGATCACTTGTTGTACAAACAGGTATTGGTGGAATGCAACTTATCAACAAAGCAATTGCTGATGAAGTATATGGTTCAGGTTTAGTCCAAAATGCATCTCAAATTGGTGCTGTAAGTGGGCAAGGTATGGATTTAGATTATGGTTTTGCTTACACAAGCTTTACTATTCCTTTCTTAGCAAATGTTAAGTTTGTACTGAATCCAGCGTTTGATAATCTAAATACTAATGATATTGAGAATCCATTAATTGATGGAAGACCATTAAGTTCATTTAGTTTTATCATCTTTGACGTTACTGATGAAGGAAATGATAACATTCACTTGTTAAAACTTTCTTGGGATAATCAACTTAAGTGGTTCTACCAAAATGGTACTATGGACTACATGGGAAGAACTCAAGGATTTGCTTCTACAGGACAGTTCAATGGATATAGAGTTTATATGACTCAGACCATGCCAGCTATATGGGTTAAGGATCCAACTAAAGTTCTTAAAATTGTAATGAGAAACCCAATTACGGGAGGATCATTCTAAGAATAATAATAAATAAGGGAGGGGAGTTAAACCTCCTCCCTTTATTTTTAACCTTTAAAAATTAGAAATTATGGCGGCACCAAAGCAAGTATATAAATTAAGTCAACAGTTTGAAAGCCCTGCATTTGAAGGGGTTACAAGAGCTCAGACAGGTAATGCTAGATTACTTCATGTAAATCTAGTAATTAGCTGGTTACGTGATCTTGCTGGTTCTGATACATATGCAGATGAAACTGCTGCAAAAGCAGCTGGATTAGAAAAAGGTGATCTCTATTTAAAAGATGGAGACTCAGCTATTCACATTGTATTGACTTAGTCAAATAACTAGAGCAAGGGTAATACCTTGCTTTAGAAACTTAATAATAAGAATGTACATAATTATGTACTTTTGACTAAAACAATTATTAATTTTAAAAACCAAATGTTATGAGTGATTACACTATTGTAGAAAAATACCAACAAGAAAAAAGGCAAAGTACTGTTGCCATCCGTCCATACTTTAATCCTAATAAAGAAAATATGGGATTAGAACAATACGGTTTAGCTATGCATGATGGAGTTTACCATGAGGAATCTCTTGCATGTTTAGAAATGAATGGAGTTAAAAGATATGTTACTGGATTAAATGAGTTTGCTCCAGAAGTTAAGATGTTACCTCCAAAAGAAAAGAAAGAAAAAATAAAAGAAATTAGAACAGTAGTTGCAGAGCTTGAAGCAGAATTAGCTGCTAACATAGTAGATCCAGAAGATAAAGATTTTTGGAATAAACTATCATTATTAAAGCCTGATAATTCTAAGTTCTGGGATAAGATCTCAATCAGATGTGGAAATGATCCAGTCTTTTTAGATCCAGAGTATGATCCTTATGATAAAATAAAAATATATGCAATTAATGCAGGTGGGTTTTCTATTGTTGCTAAATCTTTAAGAGCAGCTAAAAGTGCTCCTAGAGCTCCTAAGTTTTACTTAGATAGTTTAGAAGAAACTTTAAGTACAAGAACTGAGTTAAGCAAATTAAGAAACAAAGCTGTAGTTGAATTAGAAAAATTATTTGATTCAAACACAAGCAAGTTAATGTATGTAGCAAAAGTTGTTGATGTTAATAGTAGTCAATATGTAAAGAGTACTCCAACAGATATTCTTTATGAAAATATGAATGATTACATTAATGGGAATGGTGCTGAGTCAAACAAGAAAAGGGCAGCTCAGAACTTTTTAGATGTAGCAAGATTAAGTATGGAAGAAATTAAAATAAGAGCTCTAATTAAAGATGCATTATTTTATAGATTCCTAACAACAAAACCAGGTGGTTGGATTGAACCTATTGATAGTGGACATAGACTAGGTAAAATTCCTGCTGAGTGTTTAGAATATTTAATGAAACCAGAGAATGATGAAATTTTAGATTCTTTATTATCTAAAGTTGAACCATATTGGAACTCATAAAAAAAATAAATGGAAAATAGTACTCTTATAATTAAACTCAAACAAAGGCTAAATAAATTAGATAGTCAAGATTTTGATAATATTGAAACATGGCAATTTATTGAAGCTTTTAATAAGTGTCAAGTTGAATGGTGTAGAAGAAATTTACACGGTGGTAATATGTACAAAGAGGGAGATGAGTTATCTAAAAAAAGAATAGATGACTTACAACCTTTATTAATAGAGTTATCTCTTACAGGTACTCAATTTGATAATTACTTTGAAGCTACCAACTTTCCACTTGAAACTTATTTAGAATTTAAAAGAGTAAGTACTGATGCAACAACAGAATGTTGTCCAGATCCTAGATCAATGACTGTATATTTAGCTGAAGAAGCTAATGTTCCATTGATATTAAGAGATCCGTTAAAGAACCCTAGCTTTGAATGGGGTGAAACATTCTGTACTATGCTGGATAATAGAATTAGAATATATAGACAAAGTGATTTTAATATAGTAAATCCTGTTCTAACATATTATAGAAAGCCAGTATATATACAGATACCTAATGTAACAGATCCTTATACAGGTAACATCAGTTTAGTAAATGTAAATTGTGAATTTAAAGATGACTTAGTAGAAGTTATATTAGATGACACAGCAGCTTTGATTGCAGGAGATATAGAAAACTTATATCAACAAAAAAGAGGGCAAGCACAAGCTGAAAGAAATAATTAATATACAAGTAATTAAATTGATTTTTTGTATATTATTATAGTAGCACCAATGCTACAAGCAGAGTAAACTGTTAAAATCATTTTTTTATTAACCAGTGAGGGTAATGGTCCTCACACAAATTTTAAATTATGGCTTATTTTAATCATGCATTTAACAAGACATTTGTTGTAGGTTCTGTAGCCGGAGCTGGAGTTGCAACAAGTGCACTGGCCTCAGGTCAGTTAGCTCTTGTGAATGGAGATGCTTGGGTCTCAGTAGCTGCTGGTGGTGGAGCTCCGGTTATCCCGGAGGGAGCATTAGCTTACTTAGTTCAAGGATCTTTTTATTCAAAAGACTCAATTGGTAACAATCCAGGACATGGAGGTTACAAAGAGTCAGTTAAATCTAAGGGTATTAACCCAAGATATATTACTGACTTATGGAGAGGAAACTGTTCAGTAGCATCAAAAGCTACAGCTAAATTATGTTTAGCTTCAGACTGTGCTCCATGTGGTAAAACACAATTTGCAAGAATTGATGTGAAGGGTTCACCTGCACTAAGATTCTTAAATCATAACGCATATGCAATTGGTGACTCATCAAATGTATGCTGTGTTGATGGACAAGAATATCTTGATCCAGCATTAGTTTTAGCAAGAATGATGGAACAATTAATTGGAAATGGACTAGCAAAAGATGATGTAAATTATCAAGCTGGTAATCCACTTATTACTCCTTTTGTTGCTGAAGGTGATCCTGATGGAGTAAAAACTTTTAACGCTATTGCTGCTGTAGGTGTAGGAACAGGTTATGCTGCTTCTTCAACTGCTTTATCAACTACTGTATCACCTGCAGGTGGTTCAGGTTTAACATTAAAAGTTGATGCTATTACTGCTGCTGTAGTAACAGTTTCATTAACTGCAGGAGGATCAGGTTACACTAATGGTGCACAAACAAACGTAGCTACTACATCTAGTGGTGCTGGTTCAGGTGCTACTATTAACTATACAGGATCTGGTAATGCTATTACATCTCCAACATTAGGTAACTCTGGTGGTTCAGGATATGTTGTAGGAGAAGTTCTTACAGTTGCAGGTGGTGGTGGTGACGGTACAGTTACTGTTGCTTCTATTGCTGCTACAGGTGCTATTAAAGCAGTAACTGTATTAAACGAAGGAGCTGGATATTCAGTAGGAGATACTGTTACTGTAGTAGGTGGTGGAAATAACGCTGCATTAACTGTAGCTTCTGTTTCTGCAGGATCTATTGAAGTAACTGAAACTACTGCTGCTGGTGTTGTAACTACAGAGTATTACACTATAGCACAAGCTGCTGGTGTTGCTGCTGCTGGTAATTACGTACCATCAACTGATCCTAATGGATCTACTAAGATTTCAGCGTGTGTAACTTTACAAGGTGCTTACGTTGATACTGTATTTGGTAACTGTTCATTTGATACAAGAGATCATTATAATGCAGAGCCAGTTGAAATCATCTTATCTTCATTAGATGAAACTGGTAACCCATGTAATGATTGTGGTGTAGCATCTAGAACTCCAGGATCAATGCAACAAACACAAGGTGAGGAAGTAATTAGACAACTAATAATGTCTGAAAGATACAGACAAAATCCTTACAACCAAGGAAACGCAGACAGTGCAAGATTTAGAGAAATCCAAATGTCTGATGAATTACTTGCTGCTGTAGATAGAACGGCTACATATAGACCGTATTATTTACAACACAGTGTTCCAAGGTTTAACAATCCAAGTGGAGTATTTGATAATGACCAGTATGTTTATAAAGTATACATCAAGTGTGATGACGGTGCTTTAAAAACATCAATGGAGAATATGTGGGAATCTATACATAAGTGGGCTGAGGCTAACTTTAATATGGTTCCAGTAAGATATAACCAATACTGGTAGTCATTACTTATCTTATATTATAATTAGAGCAGGGGTAAATCTCCTGCTCTTTTTATTTTATATTCTGTTTAATTTTTTGTATATTATTTATATAGTATATAAAAGTAAGTTCAAATGGCCAATAAACATATTTTAAGTTTAGAGATACCAACAGTGTCTAACTGTAATCTACTCTGTATTAAGGATACAAGTCAGTACTCTAAAGATTTAGCAGTAGATTGTGAAGAATTACAAATAACACTACCTGGTTTTTCAGTTCCCGTGCTAGTAAAAGTAGATAAAGATTTTGACATGTGTTTAACAGCATGTGCACTTAATTTACAAAAAGAAAAGTGTGGTGATACTCAACAAAACATTCCAGATGGTATTTATATTGTAAGATATAGTGTATCTCCAAATAGCAAAGTATATGTTGAATATAATCATTTAAGAGTTACTGCATTATTAACATCATACTATGAAGTATTATGTGATCTTGATGTGCATGCTTGTCAACCTAATTCAACTAAAGAATCATTACTAGCTGAATTAAGTTATATAAGAACTATGATTGATGCAGCAGTTTCTAATGTAGAATATTGTTCATCAGCAGCTCAAGGAATGCAATTATATAACTATGCAAAAATTAGATTAAATAAGATTATCTGTCCTACAGGAGACTGTAAGGGTGGCAGTAAAGCTTATTATTAAAACCAATAAATTATGAGTAGCACATGTGCACATTGCAATAGACAGTTCACTTGTGGGTGTCAAAAAGCAAATGTAGATGGTATAATTGTCTGTAAGACATGCGTTACCAACTATAAACAAAGTAAAGCAAGTCAAGTTAAACAAGATGCTAATAGAGATAAAGGTCTTGAATTAGCTAGACAACAAATAGTAGATTTAAGAAATAAATAGTATGGCTGTAGTATCATCATCTAATACCTTGCAACAGGAACATAATTCTTTGATGAAAAGAATACAGATTGAACAAAATTTTGCAAATCAAGCATATGCAAATTTTAAATCAGTAAAGTTTGGTATTAGTCCATGTTGTTATACAGATCTAGTAAATGCTACTATAGATAAAGATTTATGTGATTGGAAAAATTCAAAAAGTAATAAGGTTATAGTTGCAACAAATGCAGATAGCTTATTCTTAGAACCAATTGCAAAAGTAAATGAAGATGTTAGTATCTCTTGTCCAGTAATACCAACAAACGTTTGTACTATACTAGACTTAGAGTCAATATTAGCTGACACAGGAACATTTACATTTTGTCAAGATGCTCCATTAGCAACTTGGACAATAACACATAATTTGGGTAAGTTTCCATCTGTTACAGTAGTTGATAGTGGTAATAGTGTAGTAGTAGGAGATATAGATTATATTAACTCAAATGTAATAAAGTTAAATTTTAACTCAGCATTTGCTGGGTGTGCGTTTTTAAATTAAATAAATAAATAAAAATTAAGTAATCATGGCAAGTATTAAATATTTACAAAATATAGACCTCAATGGTAGTGAGTTGCAAAATGCAGTTGTACAGAATTTAGGGTCTAGTCCAACCGTATATGGTGATGGGCAAATTTACTATGACACTGGTGTAGATAAACTATTTTTACGTGCCAACGGTGCATGGGTAGCTGTACAAACAGGGTCAGAAGGAAACACTACATATGATTTATCAGGTGTAGGTTCAACAAACGGATCAGCTGGTATTAGATTAGCAGGATCAGATGGGACTAATGATGATGTATTAATTGTTGGTGCTGGTACAGTAGGGGTAACAAGAAGTGGTAATACACTGACAGTTACAGGAACTGACTCAGCAGCTGGTACAGTAACTTCCGTGTCAGGTGGTACTGGTATTACAATTAGTGGATCAGCAACAGTTACTCCAACAGTTAACATTGACTATTCAGGAACTGACAATGCAATCTTAGCTGCTTCAGCTGCAACACCTGTTGGTGCTGATACATTATGGTTCTCTGATGCAAGTGATAATACAATTAAAAAATCATTGTTATCTAACTTCCCAGGATTTGGGGCAGATGGTACAGTACTTTCAGTAGGTTCAGGTGCAGGTTTAACGGGTGGTACAATAACTACTACTGGTTCATTAGCAGTAGACTATGCAGGAACTGATAACGTTATACTAGCTGCAGGAGATGGAACATCTGTAACATTAGTAGATGCAGATGATTTCTTATTTTCTGATGCAACTGATAATGCTGCTAAATATGCAAACTTATCTCAATTAAAAACATATATTAATGCAGCTGCTGGTTCTGTAACTTCAGTAGGTGTAAGTGGTGGTTCAACAGGAATGTCTTTTAGTAACTCTCCAATTACTTCTAGTGGTACAATGACAATGTCAGGTACATTAGATGTAGATAATGGTGGTACAGGACTTTCAAGTTATACAACGGGAGATATACTATA